TTAGAAAGTGTAAATCTTGTACTACTACGTTTACAGCACGTTGGGGTAACCTTAGAAAATGTATTTCGTGTTATAAAGCAGAAAAATGAAGTTAAAAATATCTACTAGTAATATATTAAGGAACAAAAATGGCAAATGCTACCAATAAAGAACGAGTTCAATTGTGGCGTGAAAAAAATGCAGAAGCGAACCGCCTACGGAACAGAAACTACTCAAAAAAGTATTATGTTTGGAAAATGATATCGGCGGAGTTTAGGAATATCCAAACTGACATTTTCCAATAAATTGAAACAAAATCTTTATATTTGTCCAAATGGATATAAAGATTTTCTCAGTAATATATATATAAGATGATTTACTGCCTCTACGAACACGTTGATCGCACACGAGTAGAACAACTCATTAAACATAATGCTATTGATGACGATGTTAGGAAACAATTGAAATCTTACTTGAGGAAATATGACAACGGAAATAAAGCATTCAAGGTAGAATATGAGCCACAGGGGCTAATGATTGGTAGGAAGTATGCTAAGGGTTCGTTGTCGTTGCAAAATTTTAAGAAGAGCATTCGTGAAACGCTGGTACATGACACCCACACCGATATTGATATTGTAAATTGTCATATTGTTTTGTTATCTCAATATTGTGATAAAAATGGATTGAAATGTGCATGCTTGGATGATTACGTTGACAATAGAAACGTTCGTTTGCAAGACATCATTCATTCATTTAAGACATCACGAAAGATTGCTAAGGAATTGATATTGGTTATGATGTACGGCGGAAATGTAAATGATTATTGTTGTAAAAACGGGTTTGATCTCACCGTCCCTATGCCTGAGTGGATCGGCAAACTAGAACAAGAGTTGATATTATTGACTGACCGTATCTCTGCCATCGAAAGTACTATAATGACAGATGTGAAACGACTAAAGAAAAAAGAATACCAAAATAAAAAAGCATCTTGCTTGTCGTATGTCTTGCAAGTTATTGAAGACGACCTTATTATGAGTGGTTCAACCAAACTAAAACAATTGGGGTATGAAGTGGATACGCTTTGCTTTGATGGAATGCTCGTGAATAAAAACGACGTTTCCACCGATGTACTGGAAGAACTTTCTGCCTATTGTTTTGAAACGACAGGTTACAAGGTTGAATTTTCGTTTAAACCCATGGATAAGCATTACGAATGTGTACCTGAAGAATACGACTTCTCTGATTATTATTTTAAATGTCTTGATGAATATAGTCAAACCTATTGTGCATCTCTTGTAGGTGAAACATCTGAAGAGACCTATCAGTTGCGAAAAACTTACTTGGAACATTTCATCTGTAAAGTCCAGCAACCTCAAACAGTATATTTATATCAAAACGGTAAACATAAACTCCCACAAATCATGAACCCTACCGAACTAAAAGAATTATTTAAACCAATTCAGAGTGGATACGTGTCACAACAAGGCGTTCCACAAAGTTTTACTGACCGATGGACGAATGACGTGAACCATAGATTATATCGCACGATGGACTTTATTCCGTTTAACCAAGAAAGTCCAATTGAAGACGATAATGTTTTCAATCTTTTTGAGGGATTTAATCCTGATATTTATGGTGAGGAGATGGATCAGGACACTATTCAGAAGAAGATTACCCCATACCTAGATTTGGTTAAAGAATTATGTGGAGGAGAGGAAGATCACGCTATGTATTTCCATCGTTTTATCGCACAGATATTCCAAGATCCTAATCGTAAAGTTCCTATCTGTGTCATTTTTAAAGGAAAACAAGGTACCGGTAAAAATATGATGTTGGATGCCATTGGTAATATGTTAAACAGAACACATTATATCACTTCGTCCAAACCCACAGACTTCTTTGGTGACCATGCTGAAGGGTTTTGTAAAAAACTGTTAGTAAATCTAAACGAATGCGAAGGCAAGGATACTTTTGATTTTGAAGGGAAAATTAAATCGTTTATCACAGAGGACACTATCACCGTCAACCCAAAGAATGTGAGACCATACAGTATTGCTAACCCAGCAAGGACAGTTATCACTACCCAGAAACCCAATCCTGTCCCTATTGATGTCAAAACCAAAGACAGACGGTATGTAGCATATAAAACTACTGACAAATATCTTAAAATGTCTTCTAAGTTTTGGACACAACTATACAACCATCTACGGAAACCGGAAACGATGCAAGCGTTGTACCAGTGGTTTATGAAGTTTGACTTGACGGATTTTGACTGGATTAAGCGTCGTCCGCTGACCGAAGCATACAAGGAAATGTGTAATCTATATTCCCCGATCGAAGCGTTGTTCTTTGAAGAATTTTACGATAACGAGACATGGGTAGGGTTGGGATATAATGGTAAAAAAGATCATATTATTTCTATATCAATGCAGGACTTATTTGATGCATATGAAGGGTTTTGTAGACGACACAGGTTCTTGAAAGATGATACAAAAGCCACATCATCCCGTGCATTTATTTCAAAGTTGGTGGATTTGGAGATTCCTATGACACGACTGAAAACCGATGGTGTCAGATGTGTACGAATTTCACCAAAAGAAGTGTATGATTATATTGATAGAAAACAATGGATTAATGGATTTGATCATGAGAAGGCAGAGTTGGAATATGCCGATAATGGAGATGATGGAGAAGAAGGATACTTTAGTTAGGGTCTTTAGGGTCTTTAGGGTCTTTAGGGTCGTTTCAAGCAAATCTGGGATTGAGAATATATTTTTTTTTAGATGAAGCCATCTCAACTTTTTTTTCATACCTTAGAGGTTCAGACCCCCGAAACGACCCTAACGACCCTAAATTACTGATAAGCAACATTTTCGACGAACCTTCCCTGTAAAGGAACTCACAATAACATATCCAATTTTTATTTGTATATGTTATGGATACTCTCCTAAATAAACTTCGTATGAACTGTGTCTTACAAGCGAAGCGTCACACTATTAATTATCAATACTACAAACACACGGCCAAAATGTTCGAGATACCTACTATCATATTGTCTGTATTTTCTGGTAGTTTTACGGTAGGATCAGATGTGTTTTTAGATCAAGAACTCATTAGCGTCGTCTCCTGTGGTATCTCTATTGTAATCACTATCCTTACGTCAATAAAGTTGTATATGAAGATAAATGAAACCCTTGCCATAGAACAAGAATTATCTATAAAGTTTAAAATTCTGTCGTTAGACATTTATAAGTTTTTATCCTTAACACAAGATCAAAGAGGTATTACAGAATTAGAGTTTTTAAACAAAGCGTACTCGTCATATGTGAAACTGGTGGAACAGAGTGAAGTTATTCTCATCAACGACAAACGTGACCATTTAGTTAAGATTGAGATGTATGAGAACGATGATAGTAGTAGCGAAGGTAGTAATAATATCATCATAAATGCTCGTGAAGATGCTCTCTAAAGTCGCATAGGTTGCTCGCTAATATATTGATTCGTGACTGCTAGCTGGTCCACGTAATCTATTTTTAGCATAATATCTAATTTATCGTCAGAATCTAAAACAATCTCCGTACCATCTTCGTCTTCCAATACAAATTTTGCACGTTTAAGATTATCGTTACTAAATAACTGTATCTGGTCGGCGTGGATAAGTTCAAATACTTTATTTTCTGTTGTTCCCGACGAAGTGATATTATTTGTGCCCTGTGACAACATAGCAATCACAGGGATACTATTGGATGACGATGCATAGTTAATGACTGGCAAATCAATTTTAAGTTTCACGGCATAAAAGAGCGGAACATCTTCAAAAATTAATTTTGCCGAAGACACGCTTATATAGCATTCACGAGAAGATTGAGACAATGTCGGTAGATTGTCCCATACGCTTAAATTACGGTTAGTATTTTCTAAGAATAGATATTTTGAAGGCATTATAATATAGTACTAGATTTTATTTGAAATACTTTTTTTTATCTTCGTTGCTAATTTTTAATACTCTAAAAAAAGATTTCGCTGTCTTATAAACTCTTGTTTTACGATTTATATCACTGTATTTGATAAGCCCTTTGGTATCGGCCATTAGTGAACTGACACTATCATAGAGCCAAATACAGTTTAGTTTTTCACACTCTTGATCGTTGTATATCAAAAGGATAACGGTCATTTATATTAGTGTATATATTATTTTATTCGGGAGGACTTGGGAATGCTGGATTGCTTTCGCTCCAAGTTTCGGGAAAATCTCTTAACTTACGACGATAACTTAACCACGCTTTTCTATTTGGGTAGTCTGGTAAGGCACGGTGGTCGCTCTCTTGTAATAACTTATTTCTTTTTTCTCGTATTACATCTATTTCCATTTCAGTCCATAATTTATCTAAATGTTCTTTGGACGGAACTTCTCCATATTCAAACTGAATACTATTATAAGAATTGTCTTCTAAACCAAAACCTACCTCTGGATAATGTTTTTCTAATACAGAAACATAGTCCACCATATTATAGGGTTAGAAAATAAATTAGG